GAAGATTAGCAACGAGAATCATAAGTCTTCTTTAACAAAAGGATAATAGAATGGCAATACCTAATCAGAACACACCAGAGCTAGATTTACGGCAGATAATTTTAGACATATCAGCATCTGAAGGTTGGGCGTTGCTCGCGAATCAAGTATTTGTAGGAGGTTTTCAAGATGACTTCTACGGTAATGATTATCAAATTGTAATAAAGGCTATAAGTAGTGATATGAACCCTAAGTGGCAGTTCGATAATTTTACATTTGTCATACTGGTGTTTGGAAAGAATGAGATGTCTAAGGCTGAAATATCTAATACTAGTTGGGCGATCCATAACGCACTTGTAGGTAGAGATACAACATACCTTGACGCTAGTAACCGTAGCTACCAACAATTCAACTCAGTAGTATCTCCGTATGATGGAGGGTCAACGCCTGAAGCTAGACCTCTCTACGTACAAAGAATATCAGTTAATAGACAAATATTAACAGATGAGAACAATAGACAAGCCTTGTAGAACACATACAGTGAAATCTGATCGTAATACGTAAACTTGTGCCACTTGGTACTGCTGAAGGTAGCACCGAAGGTATTACCAATTAGCATGCACCTCTGAGATGGAGGTGAAAGAGAATCTAAACTAATAATCTCAGAGGATATTTATAATGGCTACGCAAGATAAGATAGTCCAAATTGCAGAATTGTCACAGGATGGCAACTACACCGTAACTGGTGATTGGGTTACATTCCCATCTCCAGGTGCTGAACTGACCCTAGAAACAGCGGAAGAAGATAACACTATCTTTGGTACTGGTAGCTTTGAAAGCTCACTAGGCACCATCGCTAGTCACACCCTCTCTATGTCTGCCTATCTACGTGAGACCGCTGGTTATAACGCACAGTTGAAGAAAGGTGGGAGTCCTACTTCATCTGCGGGTGAACCCATGTCACTTGATTCTGGACAGACTTATGTAGTGACTGATAGCACCAAGAATTTCTGGGATGCTGCCACCCCTGCTGTTGTTTACGACAATTCTATTGAAGTTGATGCTGCTGACATTGAGAGTATTGATTACTTGTTCGGACGTGTCACATTTGATGCAGGCTATACAGTGAATGGTACTGTCACTGTAGATATTGATTATGTAGCAACCACAGCTTTCGGTAATGCTAACAGTGTTGATATTACTCAGACTGCTGGTACTAACGACACTACCACATTTGAGAGTGCTCAAGCTGATAGTGGCTTTAGTCAGATGGAACCAGCCTTGCTGACTGTTGATGCTGAGTTGTCCGGTTTCTACAATACATCCTCCACCTTCTTTGCAGAGTTGAAGAGCCAAGATAACTTGCTGGTAGAGATCGACTGGACAGGTACTGGTGAATTCCTAAGCCGTGGCCTTTTCCGTGTGATCTCCTTGAACCAGTCTGGCGATGTTGGTGATGTAGAAGAGACTTCTGTATCCCTCTCAATATCTTCTCTGGAGGGTTCTGTACCCTACTCTTTCCAGTTTGATGACACGGCTGGTTCTGAAGTGAGTCCTTCTTTCAAGACTGTTTCAAATGCTTGGTTGAACCGAGAGTATATTGGTTTCCGTTATGCTCCTACAGGTGATGCCACTGGTGAAGTCTACTACGAAGGTAAAGCATGTATCACCGACACCTCTATCTCTAACAGTGTAGATGGTATTGCTGAGCTGAGTGTTGAGCTACAAGGTACTAAAGAGCTTGTTCAAAGCACTTTCTAATCTGGCTTCCTCACTATAATAAGATCGACCCCTCGCTGGTGTTACCAGACTTTAGCCCTCCCTAGAGTAGCCTTCCAAAAGGTGACCTCTTCGGAGGGTTTTTTGTGATAACTGATAAAATTTTAGAATAATTCCAGAATCTTTCTAAACCTTTGATTAAACCACCTTGTCCTAATTGATACCAAATCCATAAAAGTGAGGACTTTTTGTATGAGTAACACAGATCTACGTAATAAACTCCGCGCCAAGACTGTTGGTGCTAAGAAAGATTTTCGCCGTACTGAGGTAGAATTTGACGGCTTGAACTACGAGTTTGTCCAGCCAACCCTCCGTGGCCGTAAGACTATTATCGAGAAGTCTCGTAATGCTGACGGGGATACAGATGATGTTCTTCTGTCTATCAACGCAGTTATTGAGTTGACTGTAATACCCGGCACAGAGGAGCGCATCTATGAGGATACTGACCTCGAATCTATGCTAAACTCCCCAGCCGGTTCCTTTGTAGACGTTTTCGCAGGTAAGGCTGTAAGTGTAATGTTAGGTGCAGACAGCCCTTTGCCGGAAAGCGTCGGCTAACAAACGAAGAGATAGCTGAATTCCAGATAGCTGAGACACTCCATAAGTTCCATTATGAAGTTCTGGAAATGCCCGCCCAAGAGTTTGACAAGTGGTTCTCCTACTTTGAATGGAAGCATAAGAAAGAGCAAGCGGCTGAGAAGAAGTCAAAAGCTAAGAGTAGTGGAAAGAAGCAAGTCAAATTGTAAATAGTTTAACTACAAGTAGTTTAACTACAAGTAGTTTAACTAAATTGAGAGGGAGCTTCGGCTCCTTTTTTCGTTAGCACAAACTAAACCTCCAAGACTCGTAATTGCTATCGTTAACAATATTTCTGGAGAATACTATGGCTGCTGACGGCCCGCAGATTAAAGGGGGAATTGAACTTAATACTAAATCCCTGCAGGATGCTATAAAGCAAATTAAGCAATTAGAGAGATCTTTTCAGAAGTCTTCTAAGGGCGTAACAAGCTCTATGGATAGAGCGTCTAAGGGCATTGGTAACTTAGCTAAAAGCCTTGGAGGTGTCTCCCAGAAAAATCAAAAGCATTCACAAACAACTGAACAGACTGCTGCCGCCACTGATAGAGGTGCCGCTGCTAATAAAAGATTACAGAGTAGTCTTTCCAGTAACATCAATGCTGTAAGCAGAGCAGAGATTGCACAACAGAAATTAGCATCCCGTATCAAAGCATCTGCATTGTCTGAGGATCAACAGCAAGCCGAGCTTAAGCAAAGTAAGGCTGCGCTCGATAAACTTACAACCTCTATCACCACTTATGGAAGTAAGAGTGCTGAGGCTGCAACTAGTAATGCCTCATTCAAAAAGACCATGACAGGCTCTAGCCTTGCCGTAGGTGACGCTAACAGAGAGTTCCGTGGTCAGGGCATAAGAGACTTTAACGGACGCTTCCAAGACCTCACAGGCTCTGTCCAGTTAGCATTAGGCCCATTGTCAGGTATTGCTTCTCGTTTGGTTGCATTACAAGGGCTGTTTCGTCGTGGTGGTATTGAAGCGGCTACATTCTTTGGCTCATTGACAGCACTTACTATTGCCTTTAAAAATTCCTTGCAAGCATCCCAAGAAGCTGAAACTACATTCCTACGTACAGAGAGCGTTTTAAAGAACTTAGGAGCTACCTCAGCCGTTACAGCAGAGGAAGTGATGAAGATGGGTCAGAACATTGGCCTAGCCACTCTAACGTCCACTAAAGAGGCGAGAGACGCTGCCGTTGCCTTAGCAGGTTTTGGAGGTATTGCTTCCGATAGCTTTGAACGTATTATCACCACCGCACAGGGTGTATCAGAGCAGTTTGGTGGTGACTTAGTAAGTAGTACCAAGTACCTTGCTAGAGCTTTGCAAGATCCAGAGAGACGCTTGACATCTCTTGAAAGAAAGATTGGTACGTTTAGTGCTGCCGCGAAAGATCAAATGGATATTATGATCAGGCAGGGTGATATTGCGAGTGCTCAGGCTCTCATACTAGAAGAGCTGTCCGGTAGCTACACGCTTGCAACAGATGCTGCGGGTGGACTAGCGGGTGCTACAGACACAACTGGCGAGCTTATGACGAGTCTCTACGAAGAGATTGGACTCACATCAGGTGCAACAAAAGCAGCTACAGCACAATTTTCACGCTTCAATGACACCTTCAAGCAGATAATTCAAGGTGACACTGTTGATGCACTAGGAAGGTTATTGGTCAATGCTATCAACACTGCCGGTGGTGCTGTTAACTTTCTTGCGGATAACACTGAGACTCTAGGTTTAATATTCAAAGCCCTTATCGGTAGCACTGTTGTAAAAGCTATACTAGCATTCGGAAGTTTAGGTCGAGCTATAGCAGGCACAGCGTTAGTAACCAAAGGTTTGGCGGCAGCGACCACGGCTCTAGGCATCTCAGCAGCCTCAGTCACTTCTGCATTTGCACCCTTTCTGCCCCTACTAAGAGCTGCAAAGATAGCAGCACTCATATTAACACCCGTAATAGGCGGTCTTGTTACTGGGTTTTTATCTTCAGGGGAGAGTGCCAAGGTAGCATCACCTGAGATAGTTGCCTATGCAGAATCTTTGGATGAGGTCATAAAAAGAGCCAGAGAATTATCTAAAATTAACCCAGGCTTACTCTCATTTAGTGGAGACTTAGAACACTTAAATGAAAAGCTTAAACTTATGCCAGAGACTCTCAAGGATCTGGAAGACCAGTTAGACAGTACGTCTTCACAGTATACGAGAGACCAGCTGAGTATGTTGGCTAGGGTAACATCTACATCCCTCTCTGAGATAGAGAATAACGCTGGTGTCTTTTCGGAAGTTCTTAAAGGTTCTATGGATATTGGTGATGCACCTGAGAGTTTAGCCGATTCTCTACAAGTCCTAATAGACAGGGGTGAAGGTCTTGGGTCTTTTTCCTACGAAAGTATAATAAAGTACCTTGATTCTTATAGGGAGCTTCAGTCAGCTAAAATAACAGTTATAGAGTTAACAGAATCTATAAGACTCCAAGGGGCTGCTGTCACAGACGCGGTAGATGATACAGTTATATACGCTGCTAAACTTGAGAGGCTGCTTGGCTTAACTAGAAACTTGTCTGAAGAATACGACAAAGAGGCTACTCAACTTAAAAAATTAAAAGATCAATTATCCCAAGCATCGGACGCGCTCGACTTCTTCACATTGGAAGCTGCGATAGGCGGTGATAGAGCTGAGGAATTCGGAGAGAAGGCTGCAATCCTAGAAAGAATAGTTGCTAATCTTACAGCTAGGCTGGAAGAAGCAGAGGGTGCGAATAAGGCTCTCGGAGGTTCTTATTTAACATTATCTAATAATATTTCAGATTTGAATAGAGAGTATAAGAACCTAAATAGTATCCGCTTTGGTGGTGAGGATATGTCTGCCCAGTTTGAGATACAGGATGCTGTTCGTGAAGCATCTTCAGTTATTGCGGACTTCAACAACAACGAGCTTAAAAATATAGGTGGTGATCTCAAACTTGTACAAGGTATTGATGAGAGTACTGAGAACTTCCGTACCCGAGTTGCACAAGCCTACGGGGAGCTTATAGCTCGTCAAGTAGAAGCCCAAAGCAAGACTGATTCTTTTGCAGAGTCACAAAAGCGTTTAACAGCTTTCATGGAAGGACAAAGATCTACATTCCAAGCCATGAATGCAGAGTACGCTCAACTAGGGAATGATGCTGCTATAGCCGGTGAGCCAGGACAACTCCAAGCTCTGAAAACGGAGTACGAAGCCCGTAAAGCATTAATGACTAAGCAATCTGTTGAGATGTCTGACTTCTCGGGGCAATTAACATTAGATGGACTAGAGCAGGAGCGCCTCACCCGTATTGAAAAACTTAAAGAGATGTGGGGAGTTGAAAGAGACGAGTATAAAAAACACCTGGAGAATCTCAACGAAGAAGCTGATAAGCAGAAGGTTTTTGCAGCGATAGCTGAAGGTGCTAAGGCAGCTAATGACACAGTGACAGATGTTATGGATGTTATGAAAGCGGCTGGCCGTGAGCAAACTAAAGAGTATCAGGCCTTAGCTAAAGCACAGTTGGTCATCTCTACAGGCATGGCTATTGGTAAGGCGATAGCAACGGCACCCAATCCACTAGCAGCCATCCCTGCAGTTGCTATCATTGCTGCGAAGATGGGTGCTCAGATGGCGTCTATTGACAATGCAATGGCGGCTGGTGGCCCTGTAACGGGTAGGGGGGGTCCAACATCTGATAGCATACCTGCAATGCTGAGTAATGGTGAGTACGTCATTAACGCTGCAGCCGTTAGGAAGTTAGGCTTACCAAACCTAAACGCACTAAACAGTGGTGAAGTTCCTACAGGTATGGCAGGTGGTGGACTGGTTGCACCAATACCTTATGAGTCTGGAACTTCAAGATCTGGTGGCGGCTCACAGGTTAACATAGAGATCGTTGATATGAGGGGTAGCCAATCCGCTCCAATAGAGACTCAGGAATCTATGTCACCTGAGGGCATAAGGTCTATCAAGGTGTTGGTAAGAGATATGGTTACAGGTGCGATGTCTGAGGGTGGTACTGATAGAGCTATGGCTCAGAATTATGGTATCTCTAGGCAGCCTAAGAGAAGATAATAGGAGTTATAAGATGGCAACACAAAATTGGCCCGCAGATGTACCGGAGAGTCCTCTCTTAGACGGTTACACAAGGCAGAGGCAGAACAGCAAACTACGCACGAGTGTTGATGCGGGTCTTGATAAAGTGCGTAACAGATATCGTGCAACGCCTATAAACATAACAGAGAGGTATCACTTCACTAACACAGAGAAACAGGACTTTGTGACATTCCATGATGATTCTTGTGATGGTGGAGCTGAAAGGTTTATTAAAAAGAACCCAGAAACTGGTATCGACTCTGAGTATAGGTTTACGGCTGAGCCTCAGTATGAAGTGGTGGGTTACGGCTCTGATGGCGCTATATGGAACGTATCATTAGCCATAGAGATTATGCCAACATAAGGAGCTACTATGCCATTAGTTAACGGTATTTTTAGAGAGAACTTAAGTGGTGGAGACTTCTTCCCCGCTGCCTACGCGCAAGAGACAACCAAAGTATTTTTACACCTCTTAGACGTGAGCATACTAAATCCGGGGGATACCACTTACACCACATACAGGTATGTTGATGACTACACACCTGTTACATTTAATGACGGGTCTGGAGACATCATCTACCAGCCCGCTACGTTTAAGTTAACACTTGGTAATGATGATGCAGACTCTACACCACAAGTAACACTCAACTTTGATAGTGGTGATCGTACAGTTATTAGGAGGCTTCGTGAGACTGATGCTAGGCCTAAGGTTGCAGTATCTGTTGTTATAAGCCCTTACAATACTACTGGCACTATTACTAGAAGAGAGATCGGCCCTATCAGCCTAGAAGCTAATGAGTTTGGTTTTAAGTCCACTCAGGTAACTGTTAACTTAGTTGTAGAGCCAATCTTAGGGGAACCTTGTCCGTCATCGGTGATGAACCCTCGTGATGCTCCCGCACTTTGGTCAGGTGTGCCTATATGACAGACTTCTCAAAGTACATAGGGATTCCTTATGTACGTGGAGGTAGGAGTGAAGAAACAGGTTTAGATTGTTGGGGGTTGGTGATTAAATTCTATTGGGATGAATATGGGATATTCTTACCAAGCTATCAGTCAATAGACACCTCAATAGACTCTATTAAGGACTCCTCTGATAAACTTCTGAAATCTCACTCTTATAGAAACTTTGAAAGAGTCCCCACATCAAAACAGGGAGATTTAATACTAATTAGAGTGGGCGATCACCCAATTCATATCGGCATTGCCATAGATGATAAGAACATGCTTCATGCTATGGAGAAAGCTGGTAGCTCAGTAGAGAGGTTTACAGGACTAAGATGGAAGAATCGAATAGAGAGTATCCACAGATACAGGACGGGAGAGATACCTATAAACTAGTCTTTGCCAAAACACCAGTTTCTAAACCTACTATCCATGAAGTGGAAGTGGGTATTTCTATTGGTGAAGCCCTCCACCACATAGCCAAAGATCACATAGATAAAATTGCATACAGTGTAAACTCAGAACAAATCTTCGATCTAAATTACAAACCCCTCAAGGATGATAATGTAGCCGCTACTATCGTGCCCGGTGATCCTATTAGTGGTAGC